TCACTCCAACAATCTGACTAATGAATACAAGCACTCCTGCTGGATCACCAACTGGCGTGTGTGTCCATGAGAAGTCAATAGTGGCCGAACCGGAGTAAAAGCTACTCGCATCAAACCTGGGAGCAGTGTCAATAGTCTTTGTGATGGACGTTCTAAACGGCGTGTTTCTACCTATCTTTCCGTAGTACGTAGACAAGGGATTACGCGGAGAGAATCGACCATCACGATTATCGAGAGTAGCTGTGCATCGTGAAGCAGTCACCTTAGACGATTCATTAGCCCTACCCCTGGTGACAGTAATAGGGTCTCTCGTATACACAAGGTTTAGGTTTGTCAGGTCTACCCAAGCATTATCAATGAATAGCTCAGCCACTACGGGAAACTTGGTCACTTTCCTAACACCACCTGAACATCACCACCCTGCACGCGGATAGCATTACGGAGAACCTCTAGCAACAGATCAGACAATCGAGAACCATCAGAACGAAGCTCTATTACGGTCCTTCCACTACCAGCTTGGTTGGCAGGAGTAACCTTCTCACCAGCTTGGAGAATCGTCAGGACTTCCTGACCAGGAGAACCAGGAACGATGCCGCCGGTATGCATTCTCGGGATACGGAACTCTTTGCCACCGACACCGGGCACCCAGCTGGGGATAGAGAAGCCGAATCCTCCAACGGTACTATTCCACAGACTCTTAACGACTCTGAAAGCTGTAGAGAAGGCATTCTTAATAGCATTGCCTACAGCCATAGCAGAGCCCTTGATAATCTTAAACGCTCCGTCCACGATCTTACGAAACGTCTCAGACTTCTTATAGGCAACAACGAGAGCCGCACCAAGAGCAAACAGAAGTGTAATGACAAGGCCAATTGGGTTTGCCTTGGTAGCTGCATTGAAAGCCCTAGTAGCTACCGTCATAGCCTTGGTGGCAGCCGTAGAGGCTATCATTGCAATCTTGTGTTTCCCTGTTACCGCAGTTTGCCTGATAGTAGTCTTAATATCACTCAGCTTCGTCTTGACGAGAGCCTTAAATGCAGGGACACCGAAATTGTAGATACCTGAACCAAGGTCTCCAATACCCATACCAAGAGTAAGCAGCCTATCTCCGAGAGATAAGCTATCATCCGTAAGACCCTTCATAGTGTCTTGCAGACCTGTAATAGTGTCTCGGAAGCCCATAGCCCGAGTATCGACATTATCGGCAGCCTCGCCCACTCTGTCGAAAGAGTCTCCCGCAGCACTACCCATATCCCGAGAAGCCGAACCAACCTGATCCGACATAGTCCTAGCACCCTGGCCCACAGCATCAAAGGACTTGGTGAGCTTATCGTGGTCACCAGCGAAGGTAAGAGTTACTTCGTTCTTCTTGCCCGCCATTATTCAACCTCAATTCCTGCTTGCTCAACCACGTCCAGCAGAGCCTTAATCATCACTCGCTCAAACTCACCAGAAGCCCTGGCGTCGTAGTAAGAGTGATAGATGTATCGACCATCACTAAGGAAGGGTCTCTTAATACTCTTCGCTCGTCCTACTCGACCACCAAAGTCCAGCCAGGGATAATACGGAGCCTTATTACCTCCACCTGAGACCCTGGCAAACCTCTGTGTAGACCTGGCCTTAACCGAACTTCTGGCCTTACCCGACCGTCTCGGGATTCTTGGCTGAGCATCATCTACTACTACGTCAGCAGCTAGGTTGAAAGCGAGACGTACAGCTTTAGGGAGATTACGGTCTAGAGTCTTTAGGTTCTTGACGAACTGGTTAAGACCCTCAATCTTGATAGGATCAGCCACGTCCCCTACCTTCCAATAACCACTTATCCAGCCGATCCGCAGTGTGTTGAGCTAACGTCTGTGCGGACACTGCCAGAGTGTAGTTTCGATTAGAAGTGATATCAGCATCATCGAGACGCTTAAGGATAATCTCATTGCCAGCCTTAATCTCTTCGATTAGATGCCTAGTAGTGTTCTGGCTACCGCCATTAGGCTCAACCTGCTTCATAATCGGGTCACGGACAGCAGAACGAATCCACTTCTTAACCCACACCGCACCACCGGCAATTAGACCGACAAGAATGCCAATCTGAACGGCAAATCCAATTGCCTGCTCAATATCGACATTCATATCTGATTACCTCCTAATGCTTTGACTTAAGCCGCTCCAGTTCTGCTCGCTGAGCCTTCCTGGCGTAGTACGTATGCCACTGTAAGAATTCGATATTGCTTACCTGTTCCCTAAGCTGGCCTACAGTCTTTCCTAGTTTCTGAGCTAGAAAGAACTCAAACTCTAGCTCAGGACTCGTCTCCATCATCAGGTACGCCACTTTTGGAAGCGTCGTCTTTCATCCCCGACAATTCTCTAATCTTGTCCACCACTGGCTCAATCTCGCCAGCAGGAGAAACCTGCTGCCACTTGAATACTTCGTTAACACTCATGGCAGGGTCCACGAGACCTAGCGAGAGAACGTGTCTCTCGTTTGCGGCAGTCTCCTTAATCTTCTGAGCACCGAATACCTCATCACGAGAAAGACCGCGTACCCTGACAGTCCCCATACCAGGAACCTCTACATCATCTTCTGGCAAACCAGAAGCAGTATTGGCCCTGGGAGCTAGTAGCTTATCCTTATCCATCTGTGCCTACACCTACGCGCTCTGTGCAGTATCGGTGACAGGGCCACTAACTCGGAAGGTGGCAGACCAAGCAATCATATCTGCTACGGGGTTAGTCTCTACATAGCTCGTCAGAAGCCCGTTAAACGAGTCCTGAGGTAGACCTGAGCCTGTCCCCTCCGGCTGACGGATAATCGCCATAGAGGTTCCCTCAGCCCCTCCCAGGACTCCACGAGGACCAGTGCCAGCAGTACTGTCATAGACTCCTGACATTACGAACTGGTGGCGCCTAATTCCACCCTGATACACACCATCATCCTTGCCATAGGTGGTTACGTCGTGCTCATCAGCACCCCGCGTAAACTCACTCGTATTGACGTAAGCCGAAAGGTCGTTAGCATCCACCTTGACAACGGTTTCTTTACCGTGAACGAAAGCCATTTCTATGCTCCTTGCCCTGCAATCATTATTGTGAACTCTGCCGTTGCGAAGTCGATACTGCCAATGCGGATAACGTCAAACTCCACATCGACTACCTGAATAACGTCAAAGGCAGTGTAAGTCCCTGATTCCAGGACTGCCTTTACACTATTTGCTCCCGAACCGTCAGCGTAACCGATGAGGTTATTCATCGCTGAACGGTCATAAGGTTTCATCACCATCACGAACAGGTCAAGACTCATTTTGTCCATTCCACGTCCGTAAGTCTGGTCATACTCCTTGCGCTCTGGATAACCAAACACAGCTACCGGAGAAGTCTGCACAGTGTCTACGGGATAGGCATACACCTGCAATCCCGTAATAGTGTCTAGCCTCGTAGCTAGCTCATTAATTACGTTCCTGATAATCATGCGGCAGCCCACCACCTAACGTAATCCGTTAGCGAGGTAGCAACGTCAGGGTCTAGCTTCGCCAGTAGTCTTACTTCGCTACCAGTCTCAGGAGAGCCGGCCACACCAAACGGAGCACTTCTACGAGCGAGAAGCCTATTCCCTTGCAGGAGTGTTGCTTCCTTAACTGCATCAGGTGTAGTCGTCCAGCCGAACCTAGCGGTAACTCTTACCGCATCTTCCTTACCGTTCGGCTGATAAGTGCTATCAGGACGAACAATAATCTTCTCCCAAGGACGACCCTTAGCAGCCGCGTTAGCGGGCTTCAGAGAATAGTCGTCAATGGCGTATGAGTAAGTTTCATCATCATCTAGGTCAGCATGGATAAGCAGACCGGTTTCAGTCTGGAAGTCGTCAACTTCGATAACCCAGCAACGACGCTTTCTATCCCACTCAGCGGTGTAGAACCACTCCTCAGCAGCAGCAAGAAGTCCGAACTGCCTATGAGTGTGCTTATCTACACCACGAGAGGCAGCCGTAATGGCAAGGGCTATTTGCGTATCATCGATTGTATCGCTGATACGTGCGAAATTACGTAGGTCTACAGTCTCTACGTAACTTGGCTTCCATGCCATTACGACTACCTCTCTCCCCTAACCTCCGGTATAGGGTTAGACTCGACCCTCGTTAAGAGCAGCCTTCAGCTTGGCGTTAGCCTCACGCTCCTCCCGAGTGAGCTTATGGGCCATTTGCTTACGCTTAAGGTTCTCGGCCCAAGCCTCTTTGTTATTGCTCCTACTAGCCATGACTAATTTCTCCTATTAGCTCAGTTGGTGATTACTACGTGGTGATGTTCTCGATAGTGGCGTAAGCCGAACGGTTTTGAATGTTCCCGTCCGCACGCTCCCAGCCGATGTACTCGACCTGGCCGTTACCCTTACGGCTGTAAGGGTCTACAACGAGGACGAAGTTAGACACTCGGCGAATAACGTAGGCTTCCTTCCAGTCACCAAGACCCATAAAGCCACCATCAACACCATCCTGAGTAATGGCGTTGCAGTTGTTGTCGATAACAACTGGATAGCCCATCAGATTAAGACCAGGGCGACCACCAAGACCAGACTCAGCATTAGGCATAATCAGGGGACGATCGGTAGTGTCCTCCAAAGCCTTAATCTTGAGAATCCAAGTGTTGCTAGACATTAGCCACTTAGCGTTAGCGCGGTACTCGTCGTCTAGAGCTTCCTCAGCTTCAAGAAGGTTGAGGTAAACAAGAGTGGCTTCAGTATCGAGAACCACGTCAGCAGTAAGTCCGTCATGCAGAACACCGAACGGTAGCGTAGTGCCATTACCGTTAACCCAGTCTGCGGACTCCTTACGCTGGATACGCTGTCCCAACTTACGAGCAACGAAGTCCTGAATCGGGAACTCAGAGTCTTGCAGAAGCTCCCACGAAACCCTCAGGCCCGTACCAGCACCATCACCACCAGTGGAAGTGTACTTAAACGCTCCCAGGTTAACGGTACCGAAAGCCAGATCAGCACCATTACTAACCTGACCTTCCTCATCAGTAATCGCACCAGAGTTAGCGGTATCATCCACGCTGGGGTATTCCAGAGTGCCACCCTTGGCAGTGGTGAAACTATCAACCTCAGCAGAGAAGCCACCAATCTTTGCGCGAACCTCAACGAGCTTCTGGCGGAACTGAGGACTAACCAGATAACCACCCTCGCTATCAGTACCAGCCTCCTGAGCGTTCTGAGGCTGACCAGCGAAGTTCACAGGAACTAGGTCAGAGTTAGCCTTGCCAGTACGAAGGTAGTTCTCGTACGCCTTGTTATAATCGTCGTAGGGGTCCTTCTGTGTACCCCCAACGTGAACCGCAGTAGCTACATTAGCGGGAGTCTCGTAAGCCGTTTGACGGTTACGAATCTCCTGGGTCTTACGAGCAGTGGCAAGCTGAGCTTCCAAACTCTCGTAATTAGTAACTTCCTCGTTGGTGAGGTTACGGCTCTCAGCAGCGTCAGTGATATTCTTCATCGCTGCGAGAATCTCTTCGATGGACATTTTACCTTCCTCCTAGTTGTAGGGCTCTCGCGCGAGCCTTTATCAACTGACTACGGCTGATATTTTCAGCAGTAGACTCTTGTTTGTCATTAAGGATTCTGTCTGCGAGACCTGCTTCTACGGCACCTTCAGACGTGTACCAAGTCTCGGCTTTCATAGCTGTACGCCACTCATCCTTAGGCTTACCTGTTTTCATGGCGTAAATATCAGCGATAGTGTCAGAGAATTGGTCGTACAGGTCTGCCATTTCTCGCATGAAATCTGCATTGCCTACAACCAATCCATGAGCATCGTGAATCATCATCTGTGCTGGCTTCTCTATTGCGATAGAATCTCCAGCCATAGCGACAAAAGAAGCGGCAGAAGCAGCAACTCCATCGACAGTGACATTTACTGTTGCCTCGTGATTCTTCAACGCTGAATAGATAGCCACGGCATCGAACACAAGACCACCAGGACTATTGATATGCAGGTTGATAGTGGAAGCTGTAATTTCTTTGAGAGACTGTACGAACGAACCAGCGGTAACGTCGTCCTCTCCCCAAAAGTCTCCAATAGCTCCGTAGATATATAGGTCAGCTTCCGTAGCTGTAGCATTCTCTACGCGGTACCACTTACCGCTAGCCTTAGGAGGCTTACTCATCCCTCGGGCCTTATTGGCTAGCTCTAGGAGCTTCTCTAGGCTATTCACTTCAATACTCCCGCCACATTATTAAGCATCTGCCTAGCAGAAACCATCGTCTGATTAGCGCGGTTAACTGCGTCCTCAATCTCTTGTATCGGATTACCAAAGGAACGCAGTTCGTCTCCACCAGGAAGCGGAGGAAGATTGCGAATCTTACGAGCTTCGTTAACGGTAATGAGACCAGCGTTAACCTGCTCAATGAGAAGCCTAATCTCCTGTTCGGGAGTAGGACGCTCTAGGCCAACGAAGTCAAACTCACAGAAGCGAGGCTCAGCCAGAAGAACGGAGAGGTATTCCTCAATCCGCATAGTCCAGCCGAGAAGATTACCGCGTGCTAGTCCTCGCTGCTGAGCCTCAATACCAGTACCCCAGCTAGTCTGCTTCTCTGTCTGCATAAGCTCAAACGGAGGAATACCGAACCATCGAGCTATCTCTTCAATGGAGAACTGTCGAGACTCTAGGAACTGAGCATCCTTAGCAGTCATACTCCAAGGCTGGATTTTCAGCTTACGGTTAACGAAGGCCAGTTCTCCCGCGTGTTCCCAGCCACCAGTTCTCTTATCGAGATTCTCCTTAATCTTCTCCCCGTCCTCCTTCTCTATGTCCTCTTCGGGAGTAACGAGACCTGCTTGCAGAAAGCCGTTACCAAACATATTGGCAGCAGCCCTATCGGCAGCGATAGCAGAACCGAGACCTTCTCGGGCAGCGGTAATAACACCCTTGCCGTAATAACCATCAACAGTGAAACCGAGAATGTCTGTAAAGCTGTCTGCGAAACCTACACCTTCTGTAAGCCTCTTCTGTTTCCCGTCCGGCATGGTAACCGTTGCAGTCTTAGGAAGTCTCCTACCGGACTCGTTATAACGGGGCTCATCAAGAGGAGCGAGAGTTGGATGAATAGGAAGCAGACCGATTAGTCCTCCACCCTGGTTATAGAAGTGCTGTAGTGGAGAACGACCATGTAGGAGAAGATGTACGACTACAACCTGTTTCCAGACATACGGAGGAATACGCCACATCTTCCCAGGATTATCCAGTACCGACTTAACCCGTTGTCTCTCACCCTCAGAGATATCACGATAAGTCTTAAGTGGCAGACTGCCGATAGTCCCTGAGATAAGGTTACAGGCCCGATAGACCGCACTAAGACCTAGTGACGTGGATTCTGTAACGGAGACATTAGCGAGAGTCGGAGAAACACCAAAGTAGCCTGCAACGGCTGGGTCTCCAATAGAGACCAGGTTGTCAGGCTGGGAAGGCTGAGCCTTCGGGATGCGGGGCCAGGGCCACATGCACCAACTCCTCTGGTTGACTGCCTCAATCCTAACATGACCATGACTCCCCACCAAGCATTTAGAGCAAAGCCTTGTCACATTGATTGGAGAAGAGGTACACTATTTTTTGGAGGTTAAAGCAACATGATCTTTCAAAAGGTCCTAGAGGAAGCTCTCAAAGACGTTGAGACCAATCCAGCAGATGAAGTAACAATACTTCTCGCTAAGAGATTATGCTTCCAGTTAGATATGGAACCTGACAAGATTACCGTATACGGTCCTAAACTAATGACCGTTCTCGATTCATTAGGCATGACGCCAAAATCCAGAGCAGCAATTATCAAGGGAGAAGGTGGTGACTCAACTAACACAACAGGAGATAGTCCACTCGATAAGCTCCGAGCTAAGAGAGCAGAACGAATTAGTAATCAAGAGTCACAACCTGAAAGTCCAGAACCCAGAGAGGATACTAGGGAGCATCCAGCCGAGATTATGGACTCCACCTTTACGGGAGTTGACCTCGGAAACCTCTTGGGGCTTTGATTTTAACTGGTTCTGTGAAGAAGTAATCATGGAACCTAATGACCCTTATCAGCAGTGGTTATCTATCCATGTTGGTGAATTACTACCAGACGGCCGGCCAAGATTCCGTACCGTTATTGTTCTAATTGCTCGTCAGCAGGGAAAGACTAGCTGGGCACGTAAGCTAATCCTATACTGGATGTTTATAGAACGTGCCAAACTGGTTGTAGCTACGAGCACTAACCGACAGTACGCCAAGAAATTATGGCATACCGTTAAGGAAATGGCTGAGCAGAATCCTTACCTCCTGGAAGAATTACCAGAGAATTATTGTATTCTGTCTACTGGTGATGAGGAGTTCTGGAATATCCATGGCTCTCACTTTAGGTTCGCTGCCACCAACCAGAAGGCTGCACGTTCACTTACCGTAGAGAGAGCTTTCGTTGATGAGATTAGAGAGCACAAGGACTTCTCTGCTTGGGGAGCTATCACTAACGCGGGTAACGCTATTCAGGATGCTCAGTTCGTAGCTGTCAGTAACCAGGGTGACGTTAACGCGGTAGTGCTGGATTCTCTGAGAAACCCAGCTATCGAATACATAGAGACTGGTAAGAATGATTACCGACTAGGACTATTCGAGTGGAGTATGCCTGACGGTTCTGACGTGACAGACCTACACTCCCTCGCTATGTCTAATCCAGACCTGGGTAATCGTACTGACCCTGAGGTATTGCTAGGAGCAGCCAGGAGAGCTAAGGCAGCCGGAGGAGAAGAATTAGCCTCGTTTAAGACCGAAGTTGGTTGTATGAGAGTACACCTGCTGGACCCAGCTATTGATCCTGATAAGTGGGACAGTAGCGGTACGGATAATCCAGTGGACCTAGCTGAGCACCGTAAGCGCGTCTGTCTATGCGTAGACGTAGCCCTGGACGGTTCTCACGCTAGCCTGCTAGCTGCTGCCGTATTGAAGGACGGTATCCACGTTGAGGTTATTAAGTCCTGGGACGGTTACGGCTGTATCGAACTTCTTAAGCGTGACCTGCAGGGTCTGGTCGATAAGGTACGTCCTCGTAAGTTCGGATGGTGGCCTAACGGACCTGCTGCCGCTATCAACGCTGAGATTAAGGACAGAGGGTATAGAGGCTGGCCTCCACGTGGAGTAGAGGTAGAGGAGATTAAGACAGAAGCTCCTGCTGCCTGTATGGGACTGTCTGCCGAAGTATGGGCAGGGAACCTACACCACCCGCGAGATAACATGTTGACTCACCATGTGAAGGCCGCACAGAAGCTAATCCGTGGAGATACCTGGGTATACCGTAGGGGTAATGCAGGTCCGATTGATGGGACTTATGCACTAGCAGGAGCGGTACACTTGGCTAAGACATTACCGCCACCTAAGCCAGAACTATACGTAGGATAGGATAATGGGCCTGATTATCTCAAAGTAATCAGGCCCATTCTAGTAGAAAAAATGCTCGGAACGGCGGGTCAGTAGGGTCCATGATCGCTGAACTTTTCTAATCCCCTTCGATGTAATCGCAGTTCATCACCAATTGCTCACTTGTTTTGATGGTGGTGATCGTCTACCTGGGTTGTTTATCTTCTGATTGCAGGCTTGACATGAAGCGACCATGTAACTCGGATCATCCCCTACCTCAGTCCTGCTCGTAACATGGTGAGCAGTCTCAGCCTGTCCAGTACACGTACCCTCTATAGCCAGGGTACACCTACCCTCATTCTCTAGTAGGTTAGCCAGTAGTATCCTGGCCTTAACCCGCTGGAATGTACGGTAGTTACCTGCCTCATGCCATGCCTTACTCATTATCCCCTCCCCTCATTATCTGTAGTACACCACGCAGATGATCTTGGTATACCCCTGTTGATCTTGGTTTCGTGCCTCGGATGATGTGACTGCGATGACAATGCAACAGGTCGCATCATGCGCCAGTGGCATCATCAGTTGCATCACACAGTTACATCATCATCATTGCAGGTCAGAGACAGTTACATTGT